CGTAGAAGGCGTTAATAGACCGAAATCGTTACAAGATTTAATTGCATATGCAGCTAGGGTTTCTAATCCATCTAATCAGAATAATGAGGCTACAGCTGAAAAGCTTATTCGTTATTTGGCTAAGCATAAGCATTGGTCACCATTTGAAATGGTAAGTGTATGTTTGGAGATTGAAACTACACGTGATATTGCTCGTCAGATTTTGCGTCATCGATCATTCTCGTTCCAAGAGTTTAGTCAACGGTATGCTGATCCTACACAAGATTTAGATTTTGTATTACGTGAAGCTAGGTTACAGGATCCTAAGAATAGACAAAATTCTATTGAAACGGATAAAGAAGATTTAAAACGTTTTTGGATGATGAAGCAACAACAAATTATCCATGAAGCTAAGTTGGCATACAAATGGGCTATCGAAAATGGTATCGCTAAGGAGCAAGCAAGATCCGTTCTACCTGAAGGCAATACCGTATCTCGAATGTATATGAATGGAACTCTTCGTTCGTGGATCCATTATATAGAACTAAGATCTGCTAATGGAACACAAAAAGAACATATGGATATAGCGAAAGAATGCGCATATGTGCTAGCAGGCATATTTCCTATGATTGAAGAATATATTCAATGAGTGATTGGCAGATAGTTAAATCTGAAACTGTCTTAAAAAATCGCCATTTACTGATTAAACAATTACGAGATGCTCATTCTAATTTAGGGTTTAACAACAGCACTGAGTCATATCCTGAATATAATATATTTGGTAGCTTAGGTGGATCATTAGCCGGTTGGCATCTTTATCTTGAGTTAGTTTTACACATAAAAAGAATATGCGGTATTTCTAAACCTTTATGGATGCAAGCTTGGTTAAATTTCCATATGCCAGATGAAGTTTTAAATTGGCATACACATGAATGGATGCTACACGGATATATTTCAATTGATTGTAAAAATACGAAAACAGTATTCGGATATAACGGTCCAGAGATAGATTATTCTGTTGATAATAAAGATGGCAATATATACATTGGACCAGGAAATAGATGGCATAAAGTAGAGGTACTTGAGGCTTACGAAACACCAAGAATTACAATTGCTTTTGACGTAACTGATGTGTCTAAATTATCTAAAAATCGTGGTCTTATGCCTGTCGTATAGGAGAATTAAGTGACTGAAGTTATTATAAGGAATAAAGAGCTATTAGATACTCTCGATTCCTTTGTTGATTCGTTTTATAAGATTGATGGATATGGTGATGAATCTCATCATGTGTTTGATCCAGCCGATGCTAAAACCCGTGGACAATTTTATACTAGCGATGAATATTTAAAAAAAGTATGGGAAAATTATAATGGTCATTCAGGATATCCAACAGAGCATTTCGCACAACCAGTCGGTCGCATGGCAGATAAAGATCCTGATAAATGGTTTGATATATCGTTTCTAGTAAGGAAGAAATTTCCTGCTATTCTTGGTACACATTCAAGCGCATTGTTCAACTACTATCCGCCAGGTGGATTTGTAGGCTGGCACACTAATTGGAACGCTAACGCATACCAAATTCTATTCACGTGGTCTAAAACTGGTGATGGGTATTTCAAATATTATGATAATCAAACTAAAGAGATAGTAACAATCCAAGATGTTCCGGGTTGGCAATGTCGATGGTATTATTTTGGTCTACAGAAAGAAGAGGATCATCATTGTTGGCATGCTGCATATGCTGGGTGTGACAGGTTTACCCTTGCATATAAATTCTTCAATTCATTTAATGGTAAAGAAGATGAGATCAAAGACAGACAAGCACAAAATTTGAGAGATCTTTGTATAGAAGATATTGAAAATGAGTAATGGATTTACACTGCATTTTAATAATATTGATTTAGATTTTCACGTTAGAGACACACCAATAGCTATTCGATGGTTTGATGAACTAGCTTATTCTGTAAAATATGGTAGGTTTATTGAGAAGGATCGTTTATATAATTTTGTAGATGATTCTGAAGAGGTAATGGATGAACTTATAGGTTGTGCAGAATTAATCAATGTATGGAGACCAATAATTGATCTAAGCAATCATGATCATAATCATTTACACAAATATTTTGAAATCATGCGAGGTAGTATAGAAAAACCTTCTGAAATTTTTTTAAGCGCGCCTTCTTATATTAAACAGCAAATAGAGAAATTTAATATTTTAATCCATAAAATGGAATCATATGATGATGGTTGGAAGCGGATTGTTGTTCGATCTGATCATAGGCGTAGGAAAGATTTACACTCAGAAGATTATTTTTATTTTATACCAGATCTTATATTTGGCACAGCATATATTAATTATTGCCATGTTGGTAAATTGCCATATGATGTTTATAAAGATGGTGATGATGTCGTAGGAGAAGATAATATAGTTCCTCAGACTAAATATAGTTCAGATATGTCAATCTATTTCTCAGATGGTAGGTATGACGTAGAAGGATTTAATAAATGGTGGAAAGGCGATCCTACCCCAGTTGGTAAGATACCAGTAGCAGATTTATATACCAATTTGTCACAGGCTGAAATAATTCAAAAAATATCAAAAAATAAAGTTTACAATACTGTTAGTGTGTGGTATAATCGAATAGTTCAATAGGAGATACACATGCGATTTCTATTCGGCCTTATAATATTGGGTTTAACTGTATTATTCATGGTCCCACAAACTCAATCATCTACATTATCATTTGCTAATATGCTAAATGCTGGATATGAAGAAGGCAGCTTTCGTCAACAAGTAGAGTGTATGGCAACAAACATATATCATGAATCTCGACAAGAAAGTGAATTAGGGCAACGTGCTGTTGCTTTTGTAGTATTGAATCGTGTTAATAGTGAACATTTCCCGTCTACCGTATGTGACGTAATATATCAAGCAGAAACAGTACCACATTGGAAGACTTTATTACCTATTCCAAAAAGAAACCGTTGTCAATTCTCTTGGTATTGTGATGGCAAATCAGATAAGATAAATGACAAAGCCTCGTATTTAAAAGCTGAAAAAATAGCATATGAAATTATGGAAACATATGGTGCAGTATACGATCCAACACAAGGATCTACATATTACCATGCAACTTACGTAAATCCAAATTGGCGACACCTCGATAGAGTAGTTCGCATTGACTCTCACATTTTCTATAAGGAGAAGTAATGTATAAGTTTCGTGAAGATGACTATATCAATGAGTTTATGGAATACATTGACTCTACCTATGATGGTCATTACGCAAAGGATAAATTTCAGGCAACTGAGTTTATTGTAGACGGTGGCCATGGTACAGGTTTCTGTATTGGAAACGTGTTGAAATATGCACAGAGATACGGTAAAAAAGGTAGCCATGATGATGCACGTAAAGACTTAATGAAAGTATTGCATTATGCTTTAATTCAATTATATGTACATGACAATAACCTATAATGTATAAATAAAGCAGGCTAATCCCTGCTTTCATTATGATCCTCCTTGAACCAGGGTTTTGCCCTGGTTTTTTTTATTTGGGGGATCAAATGGCAAATATAGAACAAAGCCATATAATGGCTAAATTTGCTTTGCTCGCGTATCAAGATGGTAAAGAAGGTAAAAAGGGTGCAAGTAAACTAGGCTTCACTGGTCATAAGTTTATTGACAATGACGGTGCACAAGTTCACGTTGCTTGGAACGACGAATCAGTAGTCGTGGCCTTTCGTGGTACTGAACCTACCTCTTTTAATGACGTCAAAGCAGATTTAAATGCATGGCCAGATAAAGCCATGGTTGGCGGAAGAGTCCATAATGGATTCCAGACTGAAGTCGATAACGTATGGCCTGAAATAGAAAAGGTCATGAAGCGCCAAACAAAAAAGAAGATTTACGTATGTGGACATTCATTAGGCGGTGCAATGGCAACTATTGCTGCATCTCGTATGGAAATGTCTTATAAGATTCAGTGCCTGTATACGTTTGGATCACCACGCGTTGGTAATCGAACTTGGCTTAAAAACTGCAAATTCGAACATTATCGATTTGTAAACAATAATGACTTGGTAACTCGAGTTCCACCAGCCTTTATGTTATACAAACATCATGGTACACTTGTCTATATCAATCACTATGGTAACATCCGTAAGATGACATCATGGCAGAGAATTAAAGATAAGTTCCGCGGGTATATGTCTGGACTCCTAGACGGTATGAAGGATCATTCAATGCCTAATTACGTAGCCGCAACGGAGAAAGCATATGACGATTAAAGGCACAAAAGAATATAACGTTAAAATTTTAAAGATTGTTGATGGGGACACGGTAGATGTTGATATCGATCTTGGCTTTGGGATTGTACTTACTGATGAACGTGTTCGTATTATGGGCATCGACACTCCCGAATCTAGAACGTCGGATAAGGTTGAGAAAATATTTGGCCTCGCGTCTAAAGATAGACTAAAGCATCTCCTCGACAAGGAAGCTGTCCTAGTCACCACTATTGATAAAGGTGGTGAGGATATGAAAGGCAAGTTTGGTCGTGTTCTCGGTGACTTTAAATGTTACTATGCACCAGAAGATCGTGAAGCAACAGTATCAGAAATCCTTATTAAAGAAGGCCATGCGGTAGCTTACCACGGTGAAAGCAAAGACGATGTACAAGCTCAACATATGGTTAATAGGCAAAGACTTATCAGTGAAGGCATTGTTACTCAAGAAGAGATTGATGCAGTAAAATGATAGAAATGCTAGAAAGAATGTTCGGTGATACGCTATGGATATGGACAGCTATTGCCGGATCACTAATAGGCGCGGCATTCCTCGCTTATTTCAAAGATACAAGGGCTGGCATATGGGCATATGCTCAGTTGGACAAGTTTCTCGACAGCCTTGTAGAAAAGTATGGCTGGACATGGTTGGAACAACCAACGGATGCTTGGAGAAAAAAGTATCCTTACGTGACTAAGAAAATTGA